ATGCACTTCGACGCGCGCGCGGCCCGCTTGCTCCCACCCGGGGGCCACTTACTGGTGGATGGATGCCCAGGACTGCGGCTCGTGGCTTCGGCCACCGGGAAAACCTGGATCTACCGCTACAAAGCAGTTGAGACGGGGCGCATGAAACAGACGGCCTTGGGCCCCTGGCCCGCTATGCCGATACAGGCGGCAGCGGTCCGGTGGCAAGCGCTGCGCGACCAGCGCGCCGCCGGCGTGGACCCCAACGAGGCCAAGCGTGCCGCCCGCAAGGCCGTCCATAGTCCGGCTACCGCACTGCCGACCGTGCGCCGGGTGGTCGAGGACTACATCAAGGGCGAGTTGAGTGCCAACCGCAATCCTGCGGGACTGCTGGCCGCCCGGCGGAGTTTGGAGCGGCTGCTGGATGAAGAGCCGGATCTCGCCAAAAGCCCGGCCGCCGCACTCGCCCGTGCCGATGCACACGCCGCACTGGATAGCCGCAAAGCTACGCCGACCGCAGCCGCAAAGCTACGCTCCTTGCTGGGCGCCGCGTGGTCTGAGGCTATCGATGCGGCAACGCTGCCAGAAGACACCCGCAACTGGTGGCGCGAAGTGCTCAAGGGCAAACTGAAAAGCAAGGGAAAAATCATCGGTGGCGAGCACCAGGGCCGGCAGCGCCGCGTGCTGCAACAGGCCGAGGTCGCCACCCTGCTGGCCTGGCTACCCAACATGCACAGCCTGGGGCGCGACACCACCGAAATGTATCTGTGGACTTGCACGCGCGGCAGCGAGATTCTGGCTATGCGTGCGGCGCACGTCACCAAGGAAGCGGATGGATGGTGGTGGACAGTTCCCAAGGCGCTGACGAAAAATGCCCGGGCCGACGATGCCACAGACCTGCGCGTCCCGTTGATCGGCAGGGCGCTAGATATCGTGCGCCGCCGGCTAGACACCATCGGCGATTCGGGCTGGCTGTTCGAGGATGCGCGCGGCGAGCAGTACACCCAGCACGATTTTTCGACGTACATCTACGGCTTGCAGCCTTATTCGAGCAAAGCGACGCAGCGCACAGGCGATGGCCTGGTGTTGCCTGTGACGCATTGGACGCCGCACCAGCTGCGGCGCACGGCGCGCACGCTGTTGGCCTCCATCGGTTGCAGCGACGAGATTGCCGAGGCGATCATCGGCCACCTGCCGCCCGAGATCGTGGCCACATACAACGCATATACGTACGACAAAGAGCGCCGAGCCTGGCTCGAGAAGTTGTCGCAAAAGCTTGAAGCGCTTGCCGCCTGTCAGCCGACCTGATGCCCCGCTTGCATGCGGCGGCCTAGGCACGTAAAGCCGACCCAAACCGGGCGCTATTGTGCCGCAAGAACTGTATGCTTTTACAGTGCTTTGCTACATCTACCCTCTCCGAACGAACGGCGCTCGACGGCCAGTTGACGAGGTGTTGGCGCGCCCGCCGATACATGGATGGCTGGCGTTCAATCGACCGCGCCCGTGGGGCCAACCGGAAGAACATGCGATCCTGGTGGACCCCGACACCAAAAAACGGGAACGCGCAACCTTGAGCTTCGCGAGGGTCGTGCGAATTGAGGGAGGCATGTTGATCAGGGGTCAGGACATTCGCATCGGCAGCCCTCGCTCGATCACGACCCAAATGTGGGCGGTGAGCATCACCGAAGACGATTTGCGTGCATTGGTGATGTCCGTGGGCCGCAAGGAGGATGTGCGGCGGCAACGGCTGGAGCGCGAACGTGCGCACGGGTAACACCTATGGGCAGCGGCCATGACGATGCGTCTGAGCATGGACGAAACGCTGCATCGCATCGGTGCTGCGATGCAAGAACGAAACGGCCGGCCGGTCGACCAGATCGACCAGGCCGAAGATGCCGAGGACCAGCTGGCGCGCGAGTGCGTCGAGGTGCGCCTGCAGGGGTATGACCCCAAAGGGCAGCGCGAAGCAGGCGAGGTGGCGGCCGCCCTCCACCAATACCGTCGTGCATTCGAGCTGCTACTCGGCGGCCCGCGCCAAGTGCTGGCCGCGCTGCGGGCGGCGCAAGAGTCGAGGGAGATGCCGCTGGAAGAGCTGGAGCCGGCAGGCCGCGAACTGCTGCGCAAGTGGGCCGGTGCAGCCGCGCAGCTGCAATCCGAAGGCCTGGGGGCGCTGACGACTGGGACAGCGCACAAAGCGTGGTTCAGCGCCACCATCGTGCGGCGCCGGGATGAGTTGGCCGCGGCGGCTCGAATCAAGGCCGCGCGCGAGGCGCCACCACCAGCGCAATCACCCGGCCAGATCGACCTTTTCTGAGGCGGCCATGCAAGACAACCACCCTACCCTGCTGCAGACGCCAGAGCCGCCCACGTCGATGCAGCGCCATCACCGTTTCGCGTGGAGCACCACCAATATCCTGCCGCTGGCGCCGGATGCCTATGTCGTGCGGGAGAGCGGCGCGCTGTGGCAGGTGCGGGTGAAGGAGACGCTGGCGCTAGTGTATGCCGGGCCGGGCCCGGTCTCGGTAACCCGGTCAAATGCGCCTTTTTAATCAAGGCTTCTGCTTTTAATCAATTCGCTAATTCTATAAAACCAATAGGGCCATTGAAAATTCCGGATTAATCACCATCCCAATTTTTATGACTCATGTGGATCTCATACAATTTTTGCGCCTCTTCCTGCAATGCATCCATTAAACAATCAGTAGCCTTTTCAAGTTTATTTAGTGCTTGGGTCATTTCTTCCGGTATGAATCTGAGGGGCTGCAACCCCATTTCCGGCGCCACAATTCCCGCTTTCAAGGAGACCATCACCGCTTCCAAGCCAAACGTACGGCCTGAGAGACCAGTTATCTGGTCTACTATCGGGCCTGGCATGCTTCTATATAAATCCCGGTCGTACAGCGACTCATATCTGCGTAACAGTCCTTCTACAGCGGTAATAAATACGATGATTGATCGATCGCCCCTTATAAAACATTGCTCAATGAAAGTAATTCTTCCCCTAATATCATTGACTACTGCAATAGAGTGGTGAGCCCCTTTGATTGCATCGGATATTCTCACAGCATGTATTTGACGATCAACTAGAACTTTTGCACTTTTCGTTTGATCTTTCGCAATGCGCAATGCGGTCCAGGCAGCGTAAATTGCACCCACTCCAGCGAACCAAGTACCTACCATCGAAAGAACCGATATTTTATCGGTCGTGCCTAGAGTGGTGGGCTCTGGCATAACCCATATTACAGAAGAAAATATTATTGATACCGCCGCAATAACTAATAACCCTCGCAATAAAACCAATGCATTGTTCATAAATTTCCTCACTAGAATTAAATTCTTATTTAAATTTCATGAATTAGAGCAAGGAATCAGAACAAGCCAACCGGCTCGGCAGCAACATCCCAACTCGAAATCAGCAGCTCGTTCCGTTCAACACCAGCGCCACCCCCCACGGTGTACTCTACTGGCGCCACCTCGAAGTGCAGCCCAGCGAAGCACTCTCGGATCTCGGGATGGTCGTTGATGCTCAGTATCGCCTTGCCCTTCATGCGGCGCATCAGCTGCGCCATGGCCACATACTGATCCCAAGCGAACGGCACGCCATAGCCCTCGGTCTGCCAGTACGGCGGGTCGAGATAGAACAGCGTGTGCGGCCGGTCGTAGCGGCGGATGCACTCGGCCCAGTCCAGCTGCTCGATGTAGGCGCCGTGGAGGCGCATGTGGGCGGCGCTCAGCTGTTCCTCAAGCCGCAGCAGGTTGACGGTCGGCGCCGGCGTCGTGGTGGCGGTGCCCCAGGTCTGGCCCTTGACCTTGCCGCCGAACGCCTGATGCTGCAGATAATAAAAGCGTGCGGCACGCTCGATGTCGGTGAGCGTCTCGGGCCGCGTCTCCTGCGCCCACTTAAAGACCTGGCGGCTGCTCAGCGCCCATTTGAACTGGCGCACGAATTCCTCCAGATGCCGCTGCACCACGCGGTAGAGGTTCACCAGCTCGCCGTTCACGTCGTTGATGACCTCGACCTCTGCCGGCGGCCGCATGAGGTACAGGGCGGCGCCGCCAGCGAAGACCTCGACGTAGCAGGTATGCGCTGGGAAGCGCGGAATGATGATGTCGGCCAGACGGCGCTTGCCGCCAAGCCACGGGATGATGGGCATTGCCATGAGAGGTTCCAGATAGCCGGGTGTAACCGGTGTTTACAATCGCCCCGCCTGTACAGGTGGGCAGGGCCTTGGCTGGGCTCACAGGCTTGTTCTGTGTGACCGGTGACCGGCATGGTGGTGACACACCATGCCGGTCGCCTTGCTTCTTAATTTCGCCGCGGCGGCTACCGCGCCCCCGCCTGCTTGATCGTGTCCGTCAGCGCTGTCGCAATCGCCGCGCCGTTATCCTTGCTTCCCTTGTTGTTGCCGTAGAAGTAGCTGACCACCTGTTGCGCGTTGGAGGCCACATAGCCGACCACGGTGCCGATCAGGCCGGAGCAGATGGCGGCGACGTTGGGGTCCACTTTGAAATACCCCGTCATCAGCAGGAAGCAACCGAGCAGGACGGCAGCCATCAGCACCGCAAAGCTGACCAGGATGCAAACCCCCATCACGAATACGTTTTCGTTGCCGCCGAACACCGCGCGGGCGTTGCTGGTGTCGGCCACGTAGGCCAGTTCGGTCTGAGCGTTGAGTTGTGCCAAGTCGATCTGCAGGCGCTGCATGTCCAACTCGAATTGCTGGTTGGCGGCGCGCAGGGCGACGATCTGGTCGCCGTTGAGCGATCCGTTGGCCAGGGCTTCGGCAACCTGGTCTTCGGATGCGTCGGCGTTGCCTGTGACGGCCGCCGCGATGGTTTTAAACGCCATGCCGCCCAGCGGGCCGAGCAGCGCAGTGCCCAGGGTGGGCGCCAGGCCGTTGACCAGCTTTTTCCAATCGAATGCAGCCATATCAGGCCCCTTTCGCGCCCAGCGGCGCAGCGTTGATGGGCAGCAAGCCCAGGTTGAGCTTTGCCTGCACCTTGGCCAGCGCCTCGGCGCGCGTGATGGTGCGGTCGCCATTGGTGTCCAGCCCTGCGTTTTGGCGGTAGGTGGTGGGGCGGCTTGCCGCATCCCACAGCACGTAGCTGTCGGGCTTGCCGATGCCGGCGGGCCACAGGATGGCCATGTACACGTCGCCCAGGTTCTGCAGCCGGCCAGCCAAGGGGCGGAAGTAGCGGTATACCCAGTTGATCTGGTCCTCTGGCGTCATGCTGCCCAGCGCCGAGGTCGAGGTGCCCAGCTGCACCGCCGTTGCCGGCATGAACTGAATCAGGCCCGTGGCCCCGCTGCCGGCCATGTTGGTGACCGATGCAGAAAACGTTTCGCCACTCTCCCAGGCGATGCAGGCCATCAGCCATGACGCGCCGGCCGGCGGCATCTTGAGCGCGTCGGCCGCCCACACGATGCGATCTCGGAAGGTCTGCGATACCCGGGCGCCCCATGCCAGGCTGGCGGCCGGGTCCGCGCCAAGCGCTGGCGCCGCCGCTCCCGAGGCACGGGCGGCCAACTGCATGGCGGCAGCCCACGCGGTGGCGCTCTGGTTGCCCCAGTCGCCATCGACGATGCCGGTGTAAAGGCCAAGCTGCGCCAGATCGGTCTGCAGCTGGCGGGTAGGGGTTGGGGTCATGGCATCTCCAGGTAGCAGGCAACAAAAAACCCGCCGTGCTTGCGCAAGGCGGGTGGTGAATGGGGAGCGGGGCTGGCTAGATTTCGATCTCGACCAGCGGCAGGTTGGGCGCGTCGCCGGTGATGGCGCCACCCTGCACATAGACGGTGGCCGCAGCGGTCAGCTCCAGCGGGTTGCGCACGCGCAGGCGGCCACCGCCCGGCAACACCACCGTGGCCGTGCCATCGCTGTGCACCGCCTCCACGGTTGCGAAAAGCTGCGGGTCTGAGGGCAGCAGCTCGACCAGCCGCCGAAACAAGGTTGCGCTCATAGATGACGCTCCACGGTGGCCGTCTGCCGGATGTCGATACCTCTGCCTTTGCCGCTGCTGCTCAGCGCCACGCGCAGGCTGATGCCGCGCACCATGCCGCGCCACGCAAGCCCGGGCTCCAGCACCTCCAGCAGTTGGCCCTGCTGCAGCACACCGGGCAGCGTGCCGCCCGTCAGCACCGGCAGCGTGATCTGCTGGGGCACCTGCGCACCACCAGCGCCCAGCACCGCCCTGCCCCGTTGCCGCGCCGCGTCTGCGTGGGTAATCAGCGCATCGGTCACCTGGGCCGCCAGCAAGTCGCCTGCGGTGCCGGCGCGCTTGACGTGGCCCAGCACGCCCTGGCCCTGCCCGCCAACGTAGACGGCATTCCACGCGGGCTTGTAGGCCGGCTGGTAGCTGTCGGTGGTCACCACGGCCAGCGGGATCTGCACATCCGGCGTGGCAGCGCTCCACTCCCACGGCATGAGCGGGTAGCGCGGCGCCACCACCAACTGCGCATCGGTGCGGTGGCTGCGCACCACAGCGCCACCGGCCTCGGCGATGCGCAGCACCGCCGACAGTGGCGTGCCCTGGTGGCTCCAGGCACCCGCCGGCACTTGCCAGTCAACCGACTGCCAGCCCACCGCCACGCCTGTGAACTCCAGCGCCTCCAGCGCCAGCTGCTGGACATTTCGGCCGGCTGTGCTCAGCCATGTCTGCGCAGGCATGTACGGGTCGCCCAGCAGAGACGTGGCGCTGCGGCCCGACACCTGCGTGCGGATGCCCGTAGCGCTGCGCGTGCGGGCGATGGACTCGATCACAAACACCCAGGCGGTGCCGTCCACCGTGATCCGCACCTGGGCCGGCGCGCCGCCCGACGGCGCAAGTTGCTCCATCAGGTGCTGGGGCCCGGTGGCCGACATGCTCCAGGCGTACCCATCGTCGTCGGCGCTGATGGTGGTATCTAGCAGCGTGACCGGCTCCAGGCTTGGCAACAGCACGCACTCGATGGCGTGGACGCTCATGTAAACCTCCAGTAAGGGAATGACATAGCGCGGCGGCTCGGGGTCGGGCCCGCCGCCATGCCGCTCACAGAAAAATACGAGGCCCGTGCTGCCGTCCCAAGCGGCGCTGAAGACCAGATTGACTGCCCGTCCAGGGGGCGGCACATAGCAAGGCGGCTCAACCGGATGGATCGGCCCCGGGATCGTTTTGCCGATGACGGGCTGCATTGCGTACTGCCACACGGTGGACAGGAGCACCCGCAGTGGCATGCCGGCGCTCGCGCCGCTACCGGCAACCGTGGAGAGCTGCAGTGCATCGCGCCAGTGGACACCAAGGCTCTGTCGGCGGTCACGGAGCGCGTCCTGGTCGAACAGGACGGTGCCGGCTCGTGCAGGCACCCCTTGCTGCCAGGCCAGCGCCTGCCCCAGGCGCCGGTCGCGCAGTGCGTCCTGCCAGCCCGACACAGCCTGCATGCGCAGTGGCGTGGCGTCCTGCCAGTTGTCGGACTGGGAGCGGGGTTGCCGCTCAGCGTCCTGCCAGCGCTGCTGCGTGAACTGTTCGAGCGCGAACGCCTGTTGCCAGTCGGCGGACAGCGCCGCTGGCGAGGCAACGGCGCCCTGCCACAGGAAGCCCTGGCTTGCCGCGGCGCCATCGGCACCGCTCCAGCCGCCAACAATCTGATTGGTGGCGGGGCGTGCCGTATCGCTGAGATACCGTGCAGCGACGCTGCCCCGCAACGGGGGCAAGCTGCTGGCGACGGCGATGCGCTGCTGCCGCACGATTGGAGCTGCCCCGCGCAGCGCCGGCAGAAGGCCGACCACCGACATGATCGCCGGCAGGGGTTGCGCGATGCTGTCGTCGCCGAAGACCAAGTGCACTGGCCCTGCCGGTACCGCTGGATGGGTGAACACCAGGTCGGCCGACTGCGCCGGTGGTGTTGCGTCAAGCGCGTCGTGGTCGAACGCGCCAGCGTCGAACGCATGCGCGCGGTCCTTTGCATTGAATGCCGCGGCGTCGAACGCCAGTCGGTGGAACGCAGACATGCAGTGTGGTGGTCAGGCGCCATGCGGCAGCACGTCAGGCCGCGTCCCGCTGGGCAAGCTGTGCCTGCAACTCCTGAACCTGCAGCGAAAGGGCCGAACGCTCCGCCGAAGTGGCGGCAAGTTGTGCCTGCAGATCCTGAGTCTGCAGCGCCAGTGCGGCCTGGTGCCGCAGCTCGGCATTGTCGGCTGCAACGGCCTGCGCCTGCACGCGCAGATCCTCGTGCTGCTGCATCAACGCCGCATGGGCGTTGGTCTGTGTTGCAAGAACAGATTTGAGGCTATCGACCTGGACCAGCGCCGCAACGGTGGCCTGGCCCAGCACCGCATCGAGATCGGCGCCAGCTATCGCCGTCGGCGGATTGGCGGTCGCGGCGATCACATTGCCATCGCGCAGCACCTCGCTGATCGTGATGTGGTGAGAGCCTATCGTGCCATCGGGGTTGTGGCGGATCAGGGTTTCGTAAGGGCGGATGGCTTCGGTGATGGTAGGCATGGCAGGTCTCATGAAACGGCGGTGGAGGTGTTGACGATCAGCCAGTTGGTCGCGTCTGAGCGGCACAACTTGCTCCCGCCTGCGGCGTTGGTCACGGTGATGTAGGCGTCTGCAAACGCTGCTGCAGAAGGCAGCGTATTCAGCGTGTACTGGCCGAGGGAAACAGGGCCAGAGAGGGTTGATGACCCGGCTACGCGCAGCAAATCGCCGCGGCCTGCGGCTGCCCCAATCAGTACAGGACCCGCGCCGTAATCGACTTCGATGGCGACTTTTGCCCCAACCGTCCCTGAGCCAGAAGGCGCCTGAATCTTCAGCGCGGTATAGCCGGCGAGAGTTTTTCCCGCAGACATGACTGGGCCTTCAAACGTGAAGCCGCGTAGCTGATAGGGAGCATCTGAGAAGATCTGCGGCGTAGTAACGAAGAGGCTGTCGAAAGCTGAAACCTGGGCAGTCCCTTGACGGTTGTAGACGAAGCGAATCGACTGCGCCGATATGCGGTTGACCGCACTGCTGTCCGTTACGTTGACCGAAAAGGATTGGGGAATACCGCCTTCCGTCACCGTGGAGTCCAGACGCAATGCCGAATTGGCAGCAGACGCCACCACCAGGCGACCCTTGAAGCTTTTTTGGCCCTGGATGTCCTGGTCTCCTGTGAGCTTGACCACAGCGGTGTCATTGGCCTTGGTGTCCAGGGCCTGCTGCTGCGGCCCGCTCACCGGTTTGTTGGTGTCGGCACTGTTGTCCACATTGCCGAGACCCACCGCAGCCCTGTCGAGCGTCTGCCATGTCTTGTCGCCCCGCAGGTACTGCGCGCTGGTGCCCGAAGCGATTGACGGCTCTTTGCTGGCGAGCGCGGCTGCTGCCGCAGTGCTCACCGGCTTGTCCACGTCCCGGGTGTTGTCCGCATTGCCAAGGCCGACATCGGCTTTCTGCGGGGCAACCCAAGCGCCCGCCTTGCGCAGGTAGCCCGCGTCGTCTGGCGCCTCGGGTACCAGGCCCTCGACCAGATGTGTTTCGTTCCAGTCGCTGGCGTTGACTTTGGTCGGGTCTGGGCTGTCCTCGACCTCGGAAATCTTTTTGTGTGTGATGCGGATGACCATCGGTATCTCCTGTGACTAGCTGATCGTCGAGTCGCCCAGCACCAAGCGGCCGCCGGCGTAGAGGGCGGTGCCTGCGGTGCCCGCGATGCGGAAATCGCCATCGCCTGCGTCGTCGGTGACGCGGCCGTCGGCGACCAAGGTCCCGTCGGCACTGAGCCAACGGCCCCAGGTGACCTCGCCACTCACCGCTATCTGGTCGCCGGTGGCCGACTGCTGCTGCAGCACCAGCACGTGCGCGACGATCCGGGCGCAGGGCCTGGCCAGCACGATCTCGACCAGGGGCGCGCCGCCTGGTGCAGCGCCGAGCGGCGGCTGCACGGTGTCGTAGAAGGCGATCCGCGCGCGCCCTGCCGCTGGGCCGGCATCCGCGTAGGCCAGCGTCGCCGCCAGGCGCGCATCGTTGTGGGTAGAGGGGATGGCAAGCGTCATGGCATCCGCTCCGCTGCAAGGTTGTCCGCGATGACGGCGCGGTAGGCGTGCCGGTGGTCGTAGGCGATCACGGTGTACCGATCATTCAGGTTGACCTGCCTGAACGCATAGTCGCCTGCCTTGTCCGACCAGGTGCTGCCGACCAGCAGCCGTGTGCCCTCGCTGTACAGCAGTACCTGGCGCTCGAGCGGCAGATTGGAGGGGTCGCCCTTGCGCATCACGGTGCCGGCGATGAAGCCTTTGCCACCGAAATACACATCGACGCGCAAGGCGTCCAGTGCGGGCGCAGCGGCGCCGTACAGCGGCTGCGTGTCCCAAACGGACGAGCATGGGCTGTGCAAATGCCTCAACGGCACCACGACAGTGGCCACCGGCGTAGACGAGTCGTCTGCCACTGATCACCTCCACGGGCCGGAGATGTCGAAGGCGATCTGCGCGCCCTCGGCATCGCTATCGTTGGCGATCCGTGGCAAGAGGAAGCGCTTGCCGGGCTGGCCCGTCACGTTATCGACAATGGTCTGGTCGCTGTACGGCAGGGTCTGTGGCATCCAGAAAAGGCCGGGCATCGTCCCGCGCATATGCCCGTCTTGCTGCTGGATGTAAGACGGCAACAGCCACAGGCCATAGTCGGGGCCGTTTGGAAACGGAACAGACCCGCGGCCGGATGTCTGCTGCGCATTGTTGGTGTTGAGCGAAGCGACGCCGAAGCGGACCGGATTCCCGATCTGCGTATGCGACCGCAACAGCACATTGCCATTTTGCTGGAGGGATTTCCCGATCCCCCCGTACTGCGTTACGTAGGAAAAGTAGTCGCTGTTGGATAAAAGTGACTCGGAGGCCGAAAGGACAGTCCCGAACTGGTCACCCGGCTTAAAGCTCTCGATGTCGCCAAAGCAGTATGTTGCGCGGCCGCTTTGGCTGTAATTCCCGGTCCAGCTCAGGAGTAGGTAGAAAAGTCGATCATCGCCCACCAGCACCCAGTTGCGACTGCCCGCGCCCCCATCGCCGTAGGTCTCATAACCGATCTGGCGCCCGTGGAACCACTTGTGCCAGCCCCATTGCCCAGCGGTGACTTGCTGCCAGTTTTGGCGAGGGTTGTTCGGATCGAAGGGCGCCTCCGCTCCGACGATGGTGTCGATGTCCGTCATGTCCTGGGCGATGCCCACCGCAGCCCACCTGGCCCAGGTGTCGTTGTTGTAGTCGTTGCCCTTAATGGCGTCGTCGATCAGCAGGATGTTGCGCGGCGACAGGACGGACTTGCTTCGGTAGGCCCGCTTGTTGAGGCCGCTGAATGCTTTTTCCCAGCCGAGCGGCGCGATGCGGGCCTGCAGGGTGGTGCTGCTAGTGGCGGGAGACGCGGGCGCGCCGGTCACGGCGTAGGTGAACGTGTTGGCGGTCACCGATAGCACCCGCGCCCGGCCGTTGTAGGCCGGCTGGTCGGCTCCATCCACCTGCGCCACCTGGCCCACGGTGTACGGGTTGCCGTTGGTGAGTGTGGCCGTGGCGATGCCGTTGGCCGAGGTGATCGAGGTCAGCGCCTTGAGCGCAAAGCCGGTGACCAGGCACGCGTCGAGCATGTCCGTCAGCGAGCCCCAGGCATTGGTGATCTGCGGCGCGCCGGGCGTCCCGCTGTTGAAGTACTGGACCGTGGTATCTGCCATGTGTGGCTCCTTTAGGGACGATCAACGTCGCCGCGGGTGAGCAGCGAGAAGCGGTAATTGAGGCCAGCCTCGGGGCCGGCCTGGACGGTGCGGATCACATCCACCGTGAAGATGGCGCCGATGGTGTTGATGCGCAGTGCGTTGCCTGCTGCCCAGCCCGTGCCCCAGCCCAGCGCCCGTACCGTGAAATACGGCTCTCCGGTGATGGGATTGACCGGCGAGCAGTCATCGACGATGGAGCCGGCAGCGATCTGCCCCACGTGCTCACCCACCACCACGAAGGCGGTGCTGCTCGTGAAGCGCAGGCCCCACCGCTCGGTCATCGCGCCGGCGTTGGTGACCTCGATGGGATAGGCGGCGTCGTTGTAGGTGGCAGTTGCCGTATCGCCGCCGACCGCGTCGCTCCAGGTGGCCCCGTTCCAGCTCGCCTGGTCGAACAGCTTGCTCACCCGCGCCCGCAGATCGCCCGCCATGAGCGCGCTGCTCACGTAGCTGCCTGGCACCGGGTAGGCGTGGGTCAGCTGGCGGTTGAAGCGGAGCGTGCCGTCGATGCCGACGTCGGAGACCACCACCATGTCCTCGACCCGGTGTTCGATATGCACCGGCTGCGCCCAGCCGGTGACGTCTGTCACGGCGACCTTGCCGGCCTCGAGGTCCACGGTGTAGCCGGTGTTGATGGTGCGGCCGTCGGCGCCGATCACCCTTGCGCGCGACAGCCGGACCCGGCCGACGTTGATCGTCTGGCCTGCAGACAGTGCGGCCGGCGCGGTGCTGCCGGTATGCCCCACCACGGCCCGGAAGCCGGGCTGGAAGATGGTGACCCGGCCATCGGGTGGCAGGCGCACAGGATCTACGCCCAGCAGCTCCGCGTCGAGCGGCAGGTAGAAGTAGGCGACGCTGTTGTAGCGCAGCGTGGTGGGGTCCACCGGCCAGGGGCGCCAGATCTTGCCGGCCTGCACCGCGCCCACGTCGTCCGCGCTGTACCACCACTCCAGCTTCTGGGCCGGGGTCAGGTCGATGTCAAACACGAAGTCGCCGAACTGCAGCTCGCCCACGCCGCTCTCGTAGTCCAGCTTGCCGCGCAGGTGCAGGCCGTCGATATTGCCGTTGACATCGCCGATGGCGGTGATCGCGTTGCCATGGGTGTCGGTCAGGCTGATGGTGACGCCGGTGGGCTTCAGCGGCGCCGCCTGCGTGCGGAAGAAGATGGACGCGGTGGTCCAGTTCTGCCGCACCGTCCAGCAGCTGTCCAGGGTGAAGGCCGTGGCTGGGCCGCCCACCACGTAATCGAAGACCCGCGCGACGCCGGCCGAATAGTCGAGCTGCCCGGCCACGAAGCCGGGCGATGCGTTGCTACGGTCGCGCACGATCACGCCGTCGTAGTCCTCGTACACGTGGCCCATCCACGTAAACCGCACGCTGCCCGGCACGATGTAATCGGTGCTGTAGGGCACAAGGTCGATGGTGATCGGGCCGGGCACGAAGGACATCTGCCCCGCCTGCGGCGACGCGAAATCCTTGGCATAGCTGACCGTTACGGTTGAGGCCGCCAGCAGCTGCTCGCTGACCGCCGCGTCTACATATTCGCCGCCCTTGCTGCCGGTTGAGCCGCCGCCGCCCGATCCGTTGACCAGATCCTCGAAGGTGGCCGCATCCTCGTGGTCGCTCTTGTAGCCGCTGGTGCTGCTGCTCAGGTCCAGCAGCCGAACGTTGAGGGATTTGCCCGCGTAATTGATGGTGCCCAGCGCGCCGAAGGTGCCGGTGCCGTCGTCGTTGACGGTGTGGACCACCGTGTCTTGCGTCTTGCTGGTGTTGTATGTAACCGTCGAGTGGGTGCTGGTGGAGCCCGCGCTCTTGGTGATGGTGGTGGTGACAGGTGTGGTGCTTGCGATAGTGGCCATGGTTATCCTCCAGAGACCGACACGGGCTGCGAGATGCCCCAGGCGCGGTATTCGGTGCCGCCAATGTTTTTGGTGCTGGCGCGCTCTTGCTCCGACCACTGCACGCCCGTCACGTCGGGCACGTCGTAGTAGTAGCCGGTAGCTCCGGCCGTGGGGAACACGCCCATGTACTGCGTCTCGCCCGTGAGCAGACGGGTGCCGCCGGGGAACATGCCGGCCATATAGGCTTCATTGCCCGACGTGCCGGCCCCGGCACTGATGGGCACCCGGGTCATGCTGACGGGCGTGACCACGGGGCCGGTGGCACCCGGCGGCGTCAAGACGGTGGTGGTGGTCGAGTTACCGGTCTTGCTGGTGTTGCCGCCCGACGTGGCGCCCGAGCTGTTGGACACATTGCGCACCGTGGTCCAGCGCACGGCCACACTTCCGGCCGCAGGCACGTCGTCGAGCGCGATGGTGGCAAAGCCGCCGGCGTCGGGCACCACGGTGACCGGCTTGGTGACCAGGGTGCCGTATTTGTACGAGATGGAGAACTCGGTGCCCGGGTCTGGCATGGCAGATGGGCGCAGCAGCAGCATGCCGGCGGCGTAGTTGATCTCGCCGGTGCCGTTGCCGGCCAGGGCGCCTGCGGTGTCGGTGACAGTCTTGAGCACGCCGGCCGAGGTGTATTGCAGCACCAGGGTGCCGGGCTGCACGCCGTCATGCTCCAGCTTGATCCCAAACTCTGGCGCGCGGAAACCCGCCTGGCCGCTGCGGCTGACGAAAGCGCTGCTCTCGCCCCACCCGAAGATCACGCTGGAGCCGACGTCTGGCAGCACCGGGAATGTGCATGCGATTGAGCCGGTGGCGTAGTTCACCGTGCCCACGCCTGAGCCGGTCAATCCACCCTGGCCGTCATCGACTACGGAGTACCAGCTGCCGAGAGCCCGGTACGACACCGCGACCGTTCCCGGCGCTGGTAAGGGCTTCAGGATCTGCACGACGCCGAAGCCCCGGTTTTCCTGGCCGATCTTGATGCGCATGGTGTGCGGCGACGAGGCCACCGACACCCGGCGCGGCGCGGTGGCCAGCAGCAGCTCGCGCACGGCGGCAGGCCGCTGGTCGAGCGCGATGGCCTCGGTGCGGGCGTTGGGCACCAGCTGGGTGTAGACGCTGGTCGCCTTGAGCTGGGCATCACCGATATCCGCCGCGATCTGCAGGGGCACGACGCCGTAGTAGTTGCCTGCGTCGGCCACCGTGGTGTCGCGCACGATTGTCTTGTTGGCTGCACTGGCAAACAGCCGGCTCGGTGGCGATCCGGCGAAAGCGGTGCGCAGCTTGTCCGAAATCTGCACCGTTACGACGTCAGCCGCGAAGTCTGTCGGGATGCCCTGCACGATTTCGGTGAACGTGCGCCGCTCGCTCTCCACCCGCGTGGAGCGCACGAACTGGATCTGCTCGCCAGGCAGGCCCTCGGACTGCACCAACGCCAGCGTGCGGCCAATGGGCGGCTGCGGACTGCCTGGGCGCTGCAGCAGCTGGATCGTGCGCTGGCCGGCCACGTGGTTTTCCAGCAGGTAGCCGCCCCACACGCTGCCCTGCACCAGGTAACTCTCGATGGCGTTGGCCACCTCGGTGCGGCGGGCGAAGACACCGGGTGCCTTCATGAGCGTGATCGAGATGTTGGGATCGTTCGGCGGCTCGGCCACGATCAGGTTGGCGTCCATGTAGACATCGCGGTCGTTGGTCTGCACCGCGGCGCTGACCTGGCGGATGTAGAGACGGCCACCAGCGCGGGCGCTTTCCGAGATGTCGGGGAAGAGCGCGTTGCTGACACCGTCAGGGATCACATTGGCAGTGGGCGCGCCGCCGCCTTCGGGCACGTCGTCCATCACCTGGGAGGCCAGCAGCTTGATGTCGCCGGATCGGATGGGCATGGGTCAGATCTCCAAAAAACGCAGCGCCAGGCTGCAATAGGGGTGTTCGTCGGTCGGGTCGCAGTAATCGACCACCAGCACGCCGGCCAGGGCGGCTTCTTCGCGGGCGAAGACCACCTGGAAGGTTTCGCCGCGCAAATTCAGCGTGAAGGCGGCGCCGGCGATGGATGCCCAGGCCTGCAGCAGCAACATGGCCGCGCGCGAGTCCCAGGCGTGGTCATCGCCACCCTGCAGGGTGATGGGCCGACCGCCGCTGAGCTGCAGGAAGTCGAGCACCAGCGCCCCGGTGATGGAGCGCTCTGCGGTCTGGGCGACGGGCTGCCACTCCAGTTCGTTCACCCAGCGCAGGTCGGCGGGCAGCGGCACGGTGGTGCCGGCGTAGGTCAGGGTGATGGACATATCAGTACCCCGCGGCGCGCTTGGATTGCTCCAGCCCGCGCAAGAAGTTCTCCAGCGCCCGGCCACCGGCTTCGTCGGTGTTGACCGCGCCGTAATTGCTGCCGTTGATCTGGAGGTTGTAGGTGTAGGTTTTGCCGGGCGCTGGCGCCGGCGCGGGCGTTGGCGTGCCGCCCTTGGGCTGCAGGGCCTGCACGCGCTCTAGGATCTGCGTGGCGGCCAGCAGCAGCTGGTTGCCCTGCGTGATCGCCGCGGTAGACACCGCGCCCGGCGCCAGCTTGGCCATCGCACGGACCTGTTCCTGGTTGGCCCTGGCCTGCTGGAGCGCCGTCTGCGCAGATTGCAGATCGCCGGCGCCGAGGTTGCCCGCCTTGAACTTTTCGACCATGGTGAAAAGCGTGTCTACGGGGAGGTTGTTGGTAAAGGTGCCGGCGGCGCTGCCGTCCTTGTTGGCCCCAAACCCGTCTGCCGTCTTCGGTGGCGGCACAGCAGCCAGACGCTGCAGCGCGGCCGTCTGGGAATCGATGGCGGTCACATTGCGCTGGCGCGTGCTGGTGTCTTCATTCGTGCTGCCGATCTGCTGGACGGTCGCCCGCCCCGATGCGTCGAATGCGACCGTCAGCCCCTTCGCTGCCGCCTGTTGCTTCAACATGGCTTGCGTCGATTCCCGGGTAGCGCCACCCAGCCGCCCACTGGCGGCGATGGCTGCATCGGCATACGAGGCAAAAGCTTTGCGCAGGGTCTCGGCGCTGGAGGTGCCATCGTCCCGGATCAGCTGCCATGCCTGGCTGTTGGACTTGGCGATGCGGTCCAGTTCCTCCGGCGCGGTGATGCCCAGCTGCTTGTAAGCCTCCCGCACAGAGTTGATGCCCGGCAGCGCCGCATCCAGCGAATCCTTGAGCACCAGCGCCTTCTGGGCGGCCTGGTCGAGCAGGCCATCGGTGATCTTGCTGCCCAACTGCCCACGCAGCGCCTCGATCTGCCCGCGCAGAATCTCGATGGCGCGCTGGCTGTCGGCCGTGTCGATGGCCTTGCTGATACTGGTGGTGAGTACGCGGCCGGTGTCTACGCCTTCGCTCTTGAGGCGCCCCAGGCCTGCCACGATCACATCGATATCGTTCACCGCGCTGCGGGATGTGGCGCCGATGCCGCCCTGTAGCTGCGTGAACTCCAGGCCCGTGCGGCGCACGGCTTCGCGCAGGCCGGCATCCATGATCTGCTGCAGCTGCTCGGCGCCCCGCGCGGTGCCCGCCAGCGCCGCCCGTGCCGTGGTCTCGAACTGCACCAGGTCGCGGCCGTCCAGCGCCTTCGCCCAAGCGGCCTGAAACTCCGACGCAGTGAGCTTGGCATCGGCCAGCAGCCGGTCGAGCACGCCCGCGGCGTTGCGGAAGCCCTGGGCGTTGCTCAGGTCGAAGTCTTTGCCTATCTTGCCGATGGCCTCGCTGGCGCTGTCGCCCTTGGTGCGCATCTCATCGAACTTGCCGATCAGGCCTGTGGCCTCTTTGGTCAGTGCGAACTGGCGATTGCGCGCCTCTTCTGTCGCTGCGGCCATACGCAGCTTGGAGTCGATGGCCTCCTGCTCGGCCAGGGTCTGCGAGCGCAGCCGGTCTTCGGCGTCCTGCATCACCTTGCCCCAGCCCATGAACTTGGCGGCGGCCTCCCCTGCCTTCTGGGCCAGGCCCAGGATCTCCGGCGCCAGCACCGCGGCCGCAATGCCCACCGGGCCGAGCAGTGCAGTAAAGCCGCGCCACACAATGCCCGCCTTAGAGACCTGGGCGGCTGTTTCTGCTACGCGCGCACCGGCAGCGGCCTGCGCCACGGCACCGGCGCCGGTAGCCACGGTGGCGCCCACCTGTGCAGCGGTGCCCGCGGCGGTGAACTTCGCCACATCGGTCCAGGCCGCCGCATTGGCGCGCTGCGCGAGGGTGCTGGCTGCCGCCGCCGTAGTGCCCGCCAGGGCCGCGCGGGTGTTGGCCGCCTGGGCCACGCTATTGGCGTCTACCGCCACTGTGTGCGCACCCACGGCAACCGTGGAATCGGCCGTGGCCTTGGTGGCGCCCAGCGTGGCGGCGGCCAACTTCACCGCGTCGGCCGCCAGCCCGGCGATCTTGATCGCGGCGTACGCCTTGCCGGCGGCATAGAGCGTGCTGACCAGCGTGTCGAGGTTGTTGGAGAGCCCTGTGATGATGCGCGCCACGTTGGCGCTGCTGACCGCGCCCTTGTCGCTTTCGCCGACGTACAGCGTCCACTGCGTCTTGAGGTTTTGCAGTGCGCGTCCTACGGTGGGCGGCAGCTTCTCGAACTCCGTCGCCACGGCAGCAGATTGGCCCTGCAGCGCCTTGATTACCGTCGCGGTGGTGAGCTGGCCTTCGCCGGCCATCTTGCGCAGCTCGCCCGTGGTGACGCTCAGGCCATTGGCCAGCGCCTGGGCCAGGCGCGGCGCCTGCTCCATCACCGAATTGAATTCTTCACCCCGCAGCACGCCCGACTGCAGGCCCTGAATCAGCTGGGTGATGGCGGCGCTACTGGCCGCTGACGAAGAACCCGAGAGTTGGATCGCCTGGTTAATCGTTTCCGTCAGGCCCAAGGCTTGACGCTGCGCCGCGGCGGCACCCAGGCCGGCCTCTTGCCCCGCCTTCGTGATGCGGGTGAACAGGGTGCCGGTCTCGTCCAGCGCGCTGTTGGTGTCTAGCGCCACCCGGGCCACGCCCGCAAAGGCGGTATCGAAGGCCTTCCCTTCGCCCGTGGCCAGCTTGATCCGGGCGGCCAGGTTCTTGTATTCATCGGCCGTCTGCGCAAGGTCTTTTGCGACTCCACCGATAAAGGTGCCGCCGACCGCCGCAGTGGCGATGTTCTGGATCTGCGCAAGCTGGCGGCTAAGCCCGGCCATGCCGTCGCGCAGCGCCGCCTGGTTGGCCACCTGGCGCTGGGCGCTCTCGGTCGATGCCTGCGCCGCGGCACGGTACACCGGCGCCAGCGCCGCAACCTCTTGCCGCACGTTCACCACGGCCGCATCCAGATTGCGCTCTGCCTGGGCCAGATTGGAAGTGGAGATGCCGGCCGCCTGCATGGCGTCGCGCGAATCGGCCAGCGCGCGGTTCTTGGTGCCCAGGCTGGCGCTGACGTTGCGCGCCGCGTTGACCGCGTTGTTGTATTCGGTGGTCAGGCCCTTTTCTGCCGTCTCGGCTTGGCGGGTGGCATCTGCCGCAGAGCTGAGTTCCTGGCGCTTTTCCTTGAGGTTGTCGCGCAGGCTGCGCACCGTCACCTGCAGCTGGGCCGACGACTCGCGGTAGTCGTCGCTCTTGCGGGCCGCGCCGGTGTATTCCTCCCGCAGCTTCACCAACGCCTGGCGGGATTCGTCGAGGTCGGACTTGGCGCCCGCCAGCGCCGTGCGGGCCCGCGTCTCTGCCTCGGCGAACTGCGCGGTTGCTGCCGTGGTCTGGGGTAGCTGCGCGCCCAGGGTATCGACCTTGCGGGCGGCGGCGTCCATCTCGGTGCCGAGTGCCGCCGTCTCACGCTTGAGCGATTGGAACGTCTCGATGGCATCGCGCTTGGCGCCCAGCGCGGCCAGTGCATCGGCCGCGGCCTTGGCGCTTTTCTGCAGATCCCCCTCCAGCGTGCCCTCCAGCTCGCGCAGCACCCCCTCCAGCTGCTGGACACTGGCTTCGCCGGTAACGGCGGCCTCAATGTCATATTTGATTTTTGGATCGGCCATGCGGGTTCAGCGGTTGGGGTGCGGCGGTGGGTGGGCTCTTACGTATGCGGGCGACGCATACGAAAAAGCCCGCCGGGGTGGGCGGGCTTGCGGGGCGGTACGGACGTCCGTACTGCGGTCAGAAGGTGCGGACTTCGTAGCCTTCGGTCTTGCCGGCAGGCGTCACCACCTTGCCGCTGAGCGTGATGTTCGTGAAGTCGGCCGCCAGGAAGTCGAAGCCGTTGTTAGAGCCCAGCACGGCCTCCCACACATCCGCTTCCAGCGCCGAGCCGTCCACCATGTTCTTGCCGTCGAAGCGCGCTTGGCAGCGCACCTGGGGGTTACGGCCGCCCAGGATTCGGGCGCCATCGACCGCGATGGCGGTGTAGCTGACCTTGAGCGCCTCTGCTTCGACGATGGCGCCGGCAGCCAGCGCGCGCACTTCGCCGCGTGCCCAGTTGATTTCGTAATCCAAGCCCTGCTTATAGGTGGTGGTGCCTGCATCGTTCTTGACTGCAAAGCCAACGGCCGACAGGTTTCGGTTAGCCAGCTTCACCGGCACGCCCAGCTTGGCGACCAATGCTTCATCAGCCACCGTTTCCGCAGGCTGGTTGATTTGCTGCACGATGCCCTGAAACTGCATGGCCAGCGCTTCCTTGTTGGCGGCGGCCAGTTCGATGGTGATCTCGGTCGGCTTGGGCAGCACCACCGATGCGCGGGCCTGGCCGTAGTCGATGTGCGAACGCGAGGTGCTGGTTTTTTCTTCGTAATCGGGCTTGATCTCGAACTTGTCGGCGTCGAGCTGTTGGCCGAAGCCCAGGAACTTCTGCTGCGCAGGGTCCCAGAGGTTGAGCGATACCAGGCCAGCGGCCAAAATTGCACGGGCGGTAGAAGCCATGATCGAATGCTCCAGAAACAGGAAAGCCCGCACTGCGGCGGGCCATCTCCAGGGGTGATGAAGGAAGCGCGGCCGTCAGAGCGGCCGCTTGTAGCGATAGTCGATAGCCCAGCCACCGACGACGATGGCGCCGTCTATGTCGATGTCATCGACATGGAACTGCACGCCGGTTTCGGCCACTTTCTGCGCGTTGCCCGCAGTCTGCAGCGCCCGTAGCGCGTCGTAGGCGACCAGGTGCAGGTGGTGGTACACCGCATCGGCCTGCGCATCGGCGCCCAGTGCGCGACAGAGCACGCCCAGGGATACGGTGCGCTGGCGCATTTCTGCCACGCCGGCGGCACTTTGCAGGTTGTCGGTCTTTTCCGCCAGGATCAGCACCACGTCGCCCTTGTCCAGGTGCTGTGCCCGGCGCGGGTTGCGCACCAATGGCAGCGTGGACAGAAGCGCGTCGGCACCAATTGCCCCCAGCAACGCAGAGGTGATGGCCCAGCCCGGGCTTTGCGGCAGATCGGCGAGGGTCATGGGCGCACCTGGCTGAGCTGCACCACCAGTTCGCTGCCATCGTTCTGCGCCTCGGGCTCGCCGCGCACCCGGTAGCGCACCGCGCCCAGCAGCAGCTCGTCGCCGTCTACCAGGTCAGGCGAGCCGGCTGGGTAGCGCAGCTCCCGCTGCAGACCGATGGCAAAGCCCTGCACGCCCTCTTTCGACGCCGCGCCGGTGATCCCCACCAGCACATTCCCGGGCGGCGGCAAGCGCAGCACCACGAACGTGTCGGCGTTGTCGGCCGGGTCGAAAAAGACGCTCATGTCCTCGCCGTGCATGGTCAGGGGGCCTTGGGCGGCGTGCCCTTGTCTGCTGCGGCCTGCTGCTCTGCGGCCATGCGCTCGGCTTCGGCCTGATCGGCAGCAGCTTTGTCCGCCGCTGCTTGTTCGGCAGCAGCCTTGTCGGCTGCGGCTTTCTGGGCTGCGACGGCCTTTCGGCCCTCTGCCGCGTCATCCTCTACCGCGCCAGCGGCGAGCAGTGGCGCTGCCTGGCGGGCAGACAGATCCACCAGCTCGCCAGGCAGCACGCGCTTGCCGTCGTGCTTGACGGGCTGGATTGCGACGTACTTGCCCATTTCAGGCCACCGCGCCCTTGAACAGGAAGCCTGCCGATGGGCCGACCAGCACGGGCTGGTAGGCGTCAGACACCGGGTAGTACCAGGTCGAGGTGTTGTTGTCGAAGTAGGATTCTTCGACTTCGGGGCCTTCGTTGAGTTGGTAGGTGTAGCCGTAGCTGGGGGAGCCCATCTCCTGCATGCTGGCCGGCGTGGTGAAAGCCAGCACGGCATCCTTGCCCCACACATCGGCGAACGCGGTGCCGGTGTGGTAAACCGCCTCGCCCTTAACAATGGTCTGGATCTCGAACAACGCCGAGAGTTGGGCCAGGGTGGCCGGCGGGCGGTCGCTGGCGGTGCTCAGGCGGTCGAGCACCTTGGGGTGGGTGCGCAGCGCGGTCAGAGTTTTGGGGCCCAGCGCCAGCACGTTGGCCTCTTCGCCGGTCTGACCGCGGATGACTTCCTTGGCGTCGAGGATGTCGGTGAAGGGGTCGCTCGCAACGTTGCTCCACTGCGAGGTGCCGCTGAGCACTTCTTTGTTGCTGGCGGCGTAGCGGTTGGCGTCCAAGGCGATGGTGGCCGCCATGTTCTCGCGCTCCAGTGCCATCTGGTTCTGTACGCGGCGCACTGCGTTGGCGCCCAGGTCGATGCCCGGCACGGCCGCGGCTTCCTCTTGCAGCTCAGTCGGCACGCCGCCTTCCAGCCGGTGATCGACCAGCGAGAACCGGTCGCTGGCGAAGCCGAACTGCACGCGCTTGGTGTTGGAGCCGGGCGCGCGCGCGGTGACGATCAGCTTGAAGTCGTCGGGGCCGAACGACAGGATGCGACCCGCCCGGGTGCCCACGGGGACTGCCGGGAAAAGCACGTTGGCGACGGACGCCTTCGGGCTGCTGTAGCCGCGCGCGACGGCGGTCAGGATCGGGTCTTGAACCCGGGCCTGGCTGGTGGTTTGTTGAGCCATGAAAGTTGCTCCAAAAATAAGGGATGGGGGAAAGACCTGTTCGCCGACGGCGATCAGCTAGCGGCGGAAACCGCGCCGGTGTTGGGCACCAGCAGGATCTCGATCAGGTCGCCAGCGCCGGCGGCGGCGTCCATCGACCGGCCGACGGGCGCTTTGCCACCCACCGTGAGCGCCACCACGCGGCCGGTGGCGTCCACCTGCAGCGGCGTGTCTGCAGGGATGGCCGCGCCAGCCTCTGCGATGGCAGTGCCCATCACATCGACTGGCACCAGGTCGCCCGCGAATTCGGCGCTGGTGCGGGTGACGCCGAAGGCTGCAGCACCGGCGGCGGGATAGGCGCCCGCCTGGGTAACCAAGCGGTTTGCAGACAGTGCGCCGGCAGCCTTGATCGACAGCGTGAGGATGGAAATGTTTCCGGAAGCCATTGTTTTCTCCTGGAGTTGAGGGATGCTGCTGCCGCTCAGGTGGCGTAGCCGAGGTGCTTGAACGCCGCCACCAGATCGACGCCTTCAGACTTGGCGTAGGCCTGGGCCTCTGCCACCTTCTGGGCCTTGGTCTTGTCGCCAGCGCCTTGCGCGGGTGCGGCGCTGCCCTTGGCGGGCTGCGGCGCATCTTTGGCGTGGGCCTGAGCCGCCGCAACGCGGGTAGCGCCTTCGGCCTTCAGCACGGCCATCGACGCTTCGGGCGCGGTGGTCTTGCCGTCGAAGGCCAGGGCGGCCAGCAGCTTGTCGTGGCCCGGCACGTCAGCGCCGATGGCCATCACGGCCTGGATGCGCTCACGCTCTTGGGTGGCGGCCTTAGCCGAAAACTCAGTTTGAAGCTGGGCGAAGAGTGCGGCGTGTTCCTGCTCGAAAGACGCACGCGTGAGGGAGTCGGACATTGCTGTTCCTTTGATTTCACGGTTGGGAGATTTGTCTTTGGGCGCGACACCGGCACCTTTCGACTGGGGGCCCGCGGGCACAGCAAAAACCGCCTTGCGGCGGCCTGTGTGCTTCGCGGGGTTGGTGGCCAGGTCTTCCACCAATGCGTCGAGGGAGGAAACACCGTCCACCAACCCCGCATTGATGGCCTGCTGGCCGACGAACACCCGGCCATCGGCCATGTGTTCGAGAACTTGCTCCGCGCTGGCGTCGCGGTACTGCGCGACGGCATCGACGAAGACGCTGTAGATGTGATCGATCTGGGCCTGCATGTAGGCCCGGCCTTCTTCCGTCAACGGCTCATTGCCGCTGGCGATGCGCTTGTATTTGCCCGCCGAGATCTCTGTGACCTGCCGGCCGCCGGCACGGGGGTTGAACTCGTGGTTGGCCACGATGCCGATGGAGCCCACCAACACGGTCGGCCCGGTGATGTAGACGGCGTTCGCTGCGGCGCCGATCCAGTAGCCGGCGCTGGCCATGGTGGCGCTGGCCAGCGTGACGACGGGTTTGATGCCCGCGATCTCGCGGATGGTGGCGGCCAGCTCGGGCGTGCCGTGCACGCTGCCGCCGGGGGAGTCGATGGCCAGCACCAGGGCGCGTACGCGCGGATCTGCGCCAGCGCTCTCGATCTGCTGGCGCATCATCTGCATGGACATGCCGCCGCTGATCTCCATGAACAGGTTCATCTTGGGCGCCAGGACGCCGTCGATGCCGAACACGGCGACGCCACCGTCGCGCAGCTTGTACGCCTGCTGCTCATTGGCCAATGGGCGGCCCATGCGCGCCTCGATGGCGGCAATGTCGATCTTTTCGCCGCGCACATGCGTGGTGTAGATGCCCTGGATCTCCAGCAGCTGCTCGGGCGTTATGGCCCACGGGGATTGCAGAAGGGAAAGGAGGCTCATTGCTCTTTGCTTTCAGGAACGCGGGGCAGTTGTGGCGAGCGGCCGCCCACCAGAAATTCGAGAATCGCGATTCGGTTCTCGTGGCGGTTGTCTTGGGAGTACAGGCCGCGCAGCTCGCCGTAAGCCCAGCCGACCAGGCCGAGGGACGCCAGGGCGACGGTGCCGACCAGCTTCCAGGTCCAGCTGTGCACCTTCAGCTCGGCGTTGAGGCGGTCGATGCCCGCGCCATGTTCGTCGCTCATCTGGAACAGGCGGCGCTGCTTTTCGTCGTAGGCGAGCAGTCGCTCTTGCAGCACCGCCACGGTGCCGCTGACCTGGTTCTGCTGGCCGCTGATACCCATGATCAGCCCTTCGACCTTGGCTTGGTTGATTAGCATGGTGTCCACCCGCTCGGCCAGGATCGCCACCTGTTCGGCGGATATGGTCTTGTCGGTCATGCTTGCGCCCCGCTGTCGCCGTTGGCTGGTGCTGTTTCTGTGGGCTGCGCTGCCGCCGCTCCGGCTTTGGGCACGGGCAGCATGTCGGCGGCCTTGAGGCGCCGCTGCTCGGCCTCTTTCTGGTCGAACGTGTCGTTGAAGTCGGTGCCCCACAGTTCCCACTCGGCCCGCTCGCGGGTCATCAGCCGGGCGTCGATGGCGGCGACGTAGGCCGCTACCTCATCCTTGGGGTTGATGGAGCCCATGCTGTCGCCCGGCCAGGCGGCGCGGGTGTAGGCCCAGCGCACCAGCGGGTCGGCAAAGAAGCCGGGCGCCGGCACGCGGCCGATGGCCACCGCCTCGGCGAGCCAGGTCTCGAAAACGGGCTGGCAGAAGCTGAGCGACAGCCAGGTGCGCACGCTGCGGAAGTAGACCCAGGCATCCAGCAGTGCGGCCTTGCTGGCGCTGTAGCTGCTGTTGAACTGCTTGAGCAGCAGCTCATACGGCAGGCCCAGGCCCATGCCCATCTGCTTGATCACCGCCAGGATGAAGGGCTCGAAGTTGGGGTTGGGCCGGCCGGGGTTGACGATGTGCGGTTTCTCGCCCGGGGCAAGGTCCACGATGGCGCCAGGGGCCAGACCAATTTCGTTGCCCAGCGCTCCCTCGCCCTTCTCAGCACCGAAAACTGGCGCGCCGGCGGCATTTGGCGTCTCGATCAACACCGTAAGGTAGGCGGTGACGACCGCAGCCATGATCTCGCCCTCGGTGTAACGGGCAATCTGCTTGAGGCAGTCGATGATGGGTGCCAGGTACGGCACGCCGCGCGGCATTTCGGGGCGCAGCTTGCGATAGTGGTGCAGCATGCGGCGGCGGCCACTACTGCCCACCCGGTCGATCCACTGGCCGGCAAAGCGCGTGCCGCCCTGCCCCGGCAGCCAGCCGCCGGGATGCTGGTCATACAGGAAGTAGCGAGCGGGCGCGCCATGCTGGTCGGTTTCAACACCATCGGCGATGCGCGGGGTGTCGAGCTGCGAGAGCGGGTTGCCCACGCGGTCGGCCTCCAGCACCTGGATGCGCAGGGCATACGGCTGGGTGGGCGTGCGTTCGCCATCGGGCAGCAGCGTGAAGGCATCGCCGCTTTCCAGCACCGCGCGCAGCACCAGCGCTTGCTGCTGGTAGTAGTTGAGGGTCTGGGTGATGTCGGATTCGGTGCTGTCGGCAAACAGGCTGAATTCGCGCTGCACCAGGCCCTTCCACTCCAGCGCCTGCTCGACCGACCAGCCCAGCACTGCGCGGTTGGGCTGCGCGCTGAGCGCCAGGCCGGTGCCCACCACGCGGTCGATGTTGGTGTTGATGGCACCCACGGCAATGGGATTGGTGGCGGCCAGGTCGCGCGACTGGGCGCGCTGCGACGGAAGTTGGCGCAGCGTGTCGGCGCGGGCGCTGCGGGCCAGCGGATTCCACCAGCGGCGCGATGCCGGAGCGCCAAGAGTGCCGGATGCGCCCGGTGCGTTGTCGCCCGACAAGGCCGACAGCGCCGGCATACTGCCCAGCACCTCGATCCGCGCGCGGGCCTTGAGCCTTTCGGCCGCCCAGGCTGGCGCCACCGCACCGATGGCGCGGTCAATCATGTTCTGCTGCATCAGTAGGGCCGGATGTAGTTGATACGGCGCGCCGGCCGGCCCAGCGGGCCCAGCAGCGCGATCTCCGCACGGATGGCGGCAATGGTCTTGGTGACCTCTGCCAGGTCGGCCCGGGTCAGCCGGCGGGCGGTGGCGCCCTGCCCGATCACGTACTCTTGCGCGCGCAGGATCTGCGCCTCTGCGGCCAGGTAGCTGATCAGGCGGGCCTGCAGCTCTTCGCGGGTCATGGTCATGCCGGCTGCCTTTTGAGAACGATTTGGACCGATTCGTAGAACTCGTTCGCAAAGCGCTGGCTGACCGCCTTGGCAGCTACGGCACTGAAATCGAGCCTCTTGCGATACTGTGGAGCGCGGTTCGTGAAAATGAACAGAGGGGCAATGGATCGACCGGTACGCTGCCAGATTCCCTGAGCTCCGCTCCGTCCGGCCTTGCCTACAAAGAGACTGCTTCCAGCTTTGCGGCGGTCCAACTCTTGAACTACCCGGCGCACCGTACGCCCATCGACGTTGCCATTTGCATCGAGCTGGGTGGCGCGGCCAGGCATGACGTACCAGCCGGGCTTCAAGAAACCTGCAATTCGCAGCGCGACCTCAAACCGCTTGAAATTGCGTTGGCCGCCGTCGGTCTCTGGAAGCAGGTAATGCTCTGGCGTCACGCCGGCACCGGCTTGGTTCTTGACCGCTACCGTGGCCTCAAGGTTTTCCTTCGAGGCGCGCACGATGAACATGCTGTTCAACGTATACGCGGTTACCCCCGAGAACGCAGACCGCATCTCACGCTTTATCGCCTCCTGTGCGAGCACAGCGGTGCTGTTCAATGCGCGCGCCGCGGCATAGGGCACTACGCCCTGCGGCACGTCACGGATGAATGCCGCAACTTCCCCCAGACGGGGGCCCGAGCGGGTGATAGTCAGCATGTTTTGGAAGCCCCAATGAAAAACCCCGGCTCCTTTCGGAGGCCGGGGCTGTGCGCTGCAATGCAGCGATTTATGCGGTTTTTCAGGCTGGCGGAGTTTTGAGACCTACCTGAATTAATGCCAATTTTGGGGCAAAGTGTCTCCCCTTGGCGAGACCTATTTTGTCTCCTCTGGAGGTGACAAAAGAGCGGTTGACAAATGCATGTCGTTAGCCGTTATGCGGCGGGCCGCATGAGGCTTCAGCTAGCGCCCGTAGCCATGGTCATCGGGCACGGGCGGAGGCGGCGTTCCGCGTAATCCGAACCTCGTTATATAGGCATCCAGCATCTCCTCAAGGTCGGTCACATCAGCATCCTCCTCGTGATCAGCCGTCACAGCCAAAACCTGGATTCTGTCGATGATGGCCTTGAGAACATTGATCCTGAACTGAGTGGGCGGCATATTGCAGACCGCGGCGAACAGCGCACGCAAATCGTCGATTGAACTGCACAAGCCGATCCAAGGAAATATCTCGCCGGAGTCTTTCTCAACAAGCCCAAGCGCATGTTCTAACCAGTCTGACATTTTCAACCTTTCAAGTTTGTGTGCCTTCAACTCTCAGAGAGAGTGCGGCTCGATAGCGTCGCAGCCCCGTTCTGCGGGTGGCTAGCTGACCCGTAACCTGCGGCCGATGGGGCCGCGGGGCAGGTGCCGATGTTCGCTAGGCGGGCGCTCCGCTAATGCTACTTCGTGGCGAAGCTCTCGCGTCGCAGGGCGTGGCCCGCGCCAGCGTGTTTGGACCAAGCGATGTAGTGGACGTCGGCCTGGGTGTAGCCGTTACGATGCGCGCATTCAACCGATGGAGGAACACCGTGAACATTCGAACCTGGTGGGTGATCTTGTTCCTAGCGCCGTGCCTGACCGCGGGGGCACAAACCATGTACAAATGCGGCAACACCTATAGTCAGAACCCTTGCGACTCCGCAGCGCGCGAATACAAGCTGCCTGGCGCAAAAGCACCACCGGCGACAGCAAGCGCTATAGCCAGTGGTAAGCCACTGTCTCCAGCGGACGAAAGCAAGGTTGAAGCGCTGAAAGCCAGATGCGCCGACGCACTGCGTACCGTGCCAATGTGGAAAGACCGCGACACTATAAAAATGGGTTCGATCAATAGGGGGACAGAGACGAGAAGCGTCGTCTTGTCCAACGGCAGTTTCAGGCAAGTCGTGCCCTACTACACCATGATTAATGCCAAGAACAGCTATGGCGCATACGGCGGGGAAAAAGTTGCAGCGTGCTACTTCGACTTGGACGAAAAATCCCTTGTCGATGTTTATACGGCAAACTGACCAGCGCAACACGTCAACTCTCACCGATGCGGCAGCGCATCCCGCTGCTGCATGTTGTCCGCCTGTATGGCCCGGGCCGCAGCTGCCACCCGCTTGCGAAACTCTTCCAGCACCCGATAGAAGTGGGCGCGCGAGATGCCCAGCGCATCGGCCGCACGCTTGATAGGCTTGACCCGGACCACGTAGTAGGCATCGAACACCATCTTGTCGATGGCGGTAGGCTGGCAGGTATAGGCGATGTGAAAGGCCGACAGCTCTGCACTGCTGATGGCATCGGGGCCACCAGCTTTCATGGGGCGGCTGCTGGCGCCGCTGAGCTGCCCCAGCACAGAGCCCAGCAAGGGCGCGGGGCCGTAGAGGCGGCGGGTGCGGCACCAGCCTACCCAGCGCTCGCACAGCGCATCGAGGTCGCGCTGCTCATCGTCGAGGGCCGGGCCCAGATCATCGTCCAGGGTTCCAGGAGCGGCAGCGGCAAGGCGCAGGGCCTGGGCGTCAAAGTGAGGGTGTTGGGCGATCATTGGATTCCTTTCGACCGCATGCGGCGGTGGGTGGGTGCTGGTGGCGGCAGCGGGGCCGGTGACGCGGGTGGTGGGGGTGGCGGCGCCAAAGGCGCAGGGTGTTGCGGGTTTACGGACGTCTGTAAAGGTGCCGGCGCGGACAACGAGGGCGCGGCCGATCGCGCTGGGCCTAGGCTGTCACCCTGAGCCGCGGCGACCGCTTCGGCGTGCGCCGGTGCTGGCGCCAGCGGCGTGGGTCCAGGCAGCGCGAACAGGTCTGCGGTGCGCGGAATCAGCTTTTCGCGCAGGCGCCGCCAATCCAGGGCCGACCATTTGTGCAGGCCCAGCTGGTACGCGATGGCGAGGTTGTAGACAGACACGTCCCACGCCTCATTGCGGGCACCGTTGGGCTTGACCCATTCGCTGATGGCGCGGCCCTTGGTGTAGCGGGTGCGGCGCTGCTCGACCACCATCTGGTCGCACCACTCGGGCGGCAGCTGGTCATGGTGGTGCATGGCACCCGGGCCGGATTCGAGGTGCATGCGGCCCGCGATGTAGTCCTTGGCCACATCGGTGCCCACCTCCCAGCGCTCTACGCCGCCCGGGGTCTTGGTGCCATTCCAGTCGATATCGACCTTGGAGGGCATGCTGCTGATGATGGGTTTGTTTGGCCGCGTGGCACCCGCCAGCACGGTGCAGTTCATCGCCTTGCGGGCGGCGCCATAGTTGTAGACGTCTTGGGTGTTGGCGCCGCCAGCATCGACGCCGTAGGCGCTGATCATGATGGCGCGACCGCTGGCATGCAGCAGCGGGGTGCGGCGGATCTCATCGAGCCGGTACCAGACGCTGCCAGGCTGCTCTGGCGGCTCTGTGGGGGAGCCCACCAGGGTGATGTAGTCCAGCACCCAACGTTCCATGTCGGGGCCCCAACCCTCAATCTGCAACTCCAGCCGGTTGGGCTGTGTATCGACGGCCATGGTGGCGACCAAGGCAGCATCGGGCAGCACGCGCGGGGCGTAGGACTCTGCCCGGTCGCGCAGCTGCTTGGCGGTGGTAGTGGTTTCGCTGTTGCGGTAGCTCAGGGCCAGGCGGGTGTTGTAGAACGCCTGCATGAGGGTGTGGTCGCCACGCTTGAGGGCTTCTTTGGCCCGTTCGTACTGCCTGGCCAGCGAGAGCCAGCCGACCGCGCCGATGGGCATGTAGAACGCGGACATGGTGACGCTGATGGTCTCGCCATCCCCCCGGGTCTGGGCGTGCCAGTGGGCGGTGCCGCCTTCGGCCTCGTCCAGGAACATGGTGGTTTTGTAGCGTTCCTCGATCTCGCTGCCGCAATCGGGGCAGACAAACCAGGCGCCATCCATAAAACCGGTCTCAGGGTCGCGGCGGTAGCGGAAGTTGTCCAGCTCCAGCGGGTGGTGGTGGCCGCAGTGCGGACACGGCACCAGGTAGATCTCCTGCGTGCCCTGCAGGTACAGCTCATCGATGCGAGAAAAACCCTCGACGGTCGGGCTGCTGACCTCGTAAAACTTGCAATCGCGTTCGTGCTGGGTGGCGCGGGCCTCGGCGATCTCCACGCTGTCACCTTCGTCGAGCGGCGGCAGGCGGTCTACCTCGTCGATGAACAGATATCGGACGGTGATTTCGGCCAAGTTGGCCGCGGCGCCAGCGGTATTGATGTACAGCGTGGCGTCGCCCTTGAAATCCTTCGCCTGGGTGGTGTTGCGTTTGTCACGGCTCTTTTCGGCCGAAACGCACTCGCGCAGCACCTTGACGTTGCGGATGGCCTGGGCGACCCGTGCGCTGAACCGTTTTGCCAGGCCATCGGTCGGCTGCAGTGCCAGGATGTTGGCCGGCGCGCGATGGATGCAGGCACCGATCCAGTTGATCGCGGTCTGCGTTTTGAACATTTGCGACGCCACCTTGGCCACCACGCGCTTACACGGATGGCCCGGGCTGAGAACCTGGGCGATGCGGCGGGCGTAAGGCGTGCGCTCGAAGCGGAACGGGCCCGGGTGCGGCGCCGACTTCGGCAGCACCATGAATTCTTCGGACCATTCATCCACCCGCAGTTCGGGATCAGGCCGAGCTGCGGCTATCGCGGTTTGAATGACAAGGGCGTAGCCATCGAAGACCTTCACTTGCGGTGCCCCCTCTTTACGAACACACTCCCGCTCTTCCGATCGAGGGTACTGCCATGATTACTTCCCGCTTCAAACACACGAGAAGCTCCGGAAAGCGACTTACCTATGACGTCGAAGTTTCGGGATCTGCATGGACTATTTTCTTGAATGGCAAGGAACTCGCCAACTCTGGCAACCGCGTTGATGCCGGTGGGATAGGCGCGGTTACTGGCGACACAGCGGGTAGGGTTTGGGCAATATCCACCATTGAACAGTTGCTCGACATGCCCGAGGAATAGCGGGTAAGGGCGTTTTATTCCGGAGTCCAAGACGAAAAGCAGCGTGGTCATGCGTTCACCCCTGCGCGCTGAAGAACCACGACAACCGCAGCTGCAGCGCAGAGCGGTACGACGCCGTTGCCGATCTGGCGCAGCTGGTGAGCCCGGGATTCGTCCACCACGATGGCCAGCCCATCAGCCAGCATCCGAACGCCGGGTTTAGTCGCAGGCGCCCAAGGACATGCGCCGGCTTCGTCGTCGGCGACAGCTCGCTGCCATGAACCGACACGACTGGCACTGACGAGATCTGCCCAGACGGGATCTGCAGGCCCAGGGGCGAAAAGTGGTGCTCCACGAAGTTCGGCAATTGCTCCCCTCCCGAGTGGTTGCGACTCTCCTGGCTCTCTTGGCTGTTCGGGGTGCGGAAGTCGCGGCTGGCTGGCGTTGGCCAGTGCTGGGCCTGGCCCGTCAGCGTCAGCCGCTCCTCCCCCGCTTGGCCACGGTCCCGCGTGTATTCGTTGCCCTGGCTGTTCGAGACGCTGGGCGTCATCCACTGCGCCGACTGGCTCGGCAGCGGCAGGTCGCCCTTGCTGCCCCGCATATTCGGGCCACCCTTCTCGCCGTCCGATGCTTTCGGCGTTGACCAGTAGGCCGCCTCGGTCTGTAGAGGCAGGCCGCCCGAGCCGGCCGCCGAGCGGCGCGCTCGCACCTGCTCCGGCGGTTCCGTTCCACGGCGTGCCGTGTCCGGCGTACTCCAGAGCTTGGCCGCCAGCGCAATGGTCGGCCGCTCGGCCGCGCCAGCCGACGCTGATCGGTTGATCCGCTCGTGCCCCGTGTCCGGTGTCGGCCACGCGCCAGGCGTAGCAGAACCAGCGGAGCCGCCCGTGGTTGGCGCCCACGTCGGACGCGGAAAGAGGGAGCCACTCCGCATCCCACCCGCGGTCGGCCAGTTCTCCCAAGACTCTGGCGACCGCGCGCTCTTCGAGAGCCCCTTCGGCTTCGTCCACAACGGAGGCGGTGGCAGTAGCGATGCCTGCGACGTTCTCCAGAATGAGTTCGTCCGCACCGCAATCGTCGGCAATGTCGAGGACACGGAAGAACAGGCCTGAGCGTTTGCCGCCCAGGCCGGCGCGGCGGCCGGCAACCGATAGGTCCTGGCACGGGAAACCCGCAACGACGAGATCCACGCATCCGCGCCACGCTGCGCCGTCGAAGGTGAGCATGTCAGACCAGACAGGCGCCTGATCGAGGGCTCCCGCTTCCATAAGCGTGGCAAGTTGCGCGGCAGCAGCGGCTTCCCGCTCCACGTAGCAAACGGTTCGGTGGTGGATGCCGAGAAACTCGAATCCGGCTCGGACGCCTTCGCCGAGCATGCCGACGCCGGCGCAGAGTTCGAGGGCGTTGACGGTAGGTAGAGCCACATAAGGGTTTCCGAGGTTCATTCGCAAAGTCCAAAAGCCGAAGAGCACGTCAGGCCCTCATCGATCGACCCCAGCAGGTCGTACTGCTTGCCGCCGCGCGTGGTCTTGGCCCATTGCACGACCTGCCAGATGCCGCCGCGCTCTCGGGCGGTGTCGTTGTCGCCTGGGCTGGCGAAGAAAGTGGCATTAGCCCGCTTGCTCACCAGCGAGACGACCTCTTCCCATTCGTGCAGCCGCTCGATGTGGGCGTGGTCGCGCAGGCCCCATTGCCGCACTTCTTCCTTGCTGGAGTTGATGCACAGGCACCCGACCCGCGTGCGGCCCTGCAGGTACAGGGGATTGGGGGCAATGCCCTTGGCCGAGTGGGCTTCGAACACGTCTGCGGCCGACCACCGCAGGATGGGCCGGTGTATCGACAGGCCGCCGCCCAGCACTTCATAGCTCTTGACGCAGGCGCCGGTGCCGCCAAACCGCTTGCGGCGCGAGTCGGATTCATCCAGGCGAATGCCTTGCCAGGACATCACTGGCCCGCCGGTGCTGTCGATCATGGCCAGCGCATGCTCCGTGAGCGGCTGGGTCTTCAGGAACTGAGTGCAAAACTGCGCCATCCGGCTCGGGAAGCGGCCCTTGATGATGCAAAGATCGAGGAAGGGGTTGCCCGTAGGCCCCTTGTCGAAAACCGCCAGGGCGCGCGCCACGAAGTGCGCTGGAACGCCCTTCTCGGGCCACTTGTCGCGTACATAGTCCCGCCGCGGCCACCACATGTCGGTGAAATCTCGCCGCAGCCAGACGATCAGCACGCCGGTGGCCTGCTCCAGGTAGCGCACGTAGTCGTAGGTGGCCTCGTGCTCATTGCCGGTATCGGCGAACGCTGCGCGCACGGCGCCGTGGCCATGCAGCTCCAGCGCGGTGAGCAGGGTGGCGGTGATGTCCTTGCCGCCACTTACGGAGACGAGGTGGGTTGTAAGGCGGGTTCCAGGTGCCTCAGGAATCAGCGTGAAATCGTCGCGCTTCATGATCAGGAGCCCTTGAGGGTTGGTAGACGCTCCAGCAGCCGGCCCTCTGCGGCCTCGAATGCCTTGCGCAGTTGGTCGGCCATGACGTGCTCGATGTCGCGGGCGTCGGACATGCCGACGCACTTGGGTGCGGCACGCTGCGGGGTGGCCATCACGGCGTCGCGCAGTGCGCGGAAGGTGTCGTAGGTGGCGCGCTCGACCTGGGCGCGATCCACCAGGCGGCCGGCGTCGCGTTCGTTCTCGCGCTCGGCACGCTCGGCGTCGGCTTTCTCACGGCGGGTGCGGAAGTCCTGGTAGCCGGGTTCTTGCAAGGGCGCGCCGGCTGATGGGGCCGCTGGCGCATCGGGCGCGGCGCTGGCGCCCTGCCCTTCGGCCGGCCCGTTTGACGCGGCAGCGCGGCCACTGTCGGCGCGGGCGCGGCTGTTCTGCGCCCACTGGATATCGGCCACGGTCTGGTCGATCTTTCCATCGATCAGCGAAATGCGGCCCTCGGCCACAGCCTTCGCTACGGCCGACTTCGCCACGCCGCGCCGCCGGGCGTACTCCGACTGGGTGATCAGCTCGACGCGCTTGTTCACTTTTGCGCCCCGCGTTCACCGACTCGTTCACTTTTCGCGCAGCCAGCAACTGGCGCGGCCACGGGGGTCGAATTACCCCCGTGGGTTCGATGGCCGGGAGTACCTATAGGGGGGTGGGGGTGTGGCGCATATGCAACGGTGGCGGCAGACCGGCACACCGCCGCATGCCGACCACGCAAATGACCCCCGGCCGCCTCGCAACCGCCGTCGCCCCGCCTGCCACGCCGCCGTGCAGCAGCCGCGTGCTTGCCCGCTGCATCCTTTGAGCCACCAAGCTCCCCGCATGCATCACCCATATCCATTTCCTTTTTCCTTTTCTTGAAGACAACAAGGGAGAGAGAGGGCGCGCGCGTGCGTGTTACGTAACGCGTTACGCCGCAAACCCGCGCCGTTACGTGGGTTACGCCGTTACGCGCCCATGCCACGTATGCATGCGCACACCCACATGCACACGCCCCTGCGCACCACACGCACACATGCGCAGAAAACCGCGAAACAGGCGAAACACAAGTAACGGCGCGGGCTTCAGCCCGAAACGAGTTACGCATCTGGCGTAACAGGCGCAGGGCCTGAGTCCTCGAAGTGGGAGCGGCAGAAGGTGCGCAGTGGCTGCTCGAAATCGGCCACGGCCTCAGCCGCCCAGGCACCCTCTGTCACGCCGTCCCGCGGGCCAGTGCCGCGGGGAAGCCAGCAACGCGTGGCAGTGCGGCCGCTCTTGACGGATTCGTCTTTGAGTTGGACCACCTTGTAGGTCAGCTTGGGTTCTTTGCGCTTGCCATCGGCATCTCGCTCGATGCGCTCGAAAACCCAGCGCTCGGCCATGCGGGTGAACTGCGCCCGGGGAGGGGGGAACCTTTCGCCGGCCTGGTCACACCAGCGGCGGAAGGCCCGATACAGCTGCTCGGCCGAGCACACCCGCATCGGCAGGGGTAGGAAGCCGCCCACCCACTCGGACATGAAGCGCTCGGAAGGACGCAGGCTCAGCTCGATCAGGTCTGCCTTGGCGGCAGTCATCAGCGGCTTGGTGTGCTCGCCAAAGTCGCCGATGTCGTACTGCAGCAGGAAGTGCAGCAGCTTTGCAGATCCACCACATTTCAGGAACGCAGCCACCCGGGCATACAGGTTGCCGTCTTCAGCCGATGGCGTGTACACCACCAGATAGCGCCGGTCCCCTTCCTCCAACACCAGGGGTTGCTGCTCGTTTGAGAGAAATGCCACGTTCGCGTGGTTCCGCTCCCACCGCACGTCCAGGTGCATGGCCCGTATAGGGATCGTTTCTTCGGTGATCACCCACTTCAGCTTGTTTTTGTTGTGGTACAGCTCCTGCCGGGTCACCACCTCATTGCCGATCACCATCAGCTTCGCCGAGAGCCAGCTGTTGTACTTTTCTTCCAACTCGTTCTGGCCGACCATCACGCCGTAATTGCCGTAGATGACCCGCACCGCGTCAAAGAACAGGTTTTTGCCCGTGCCCTGTGGGCCGTGAAAAATCAGCGCAGTCTTCAGCTTGGCGCCTGGCCGCTGCAGGGGATAGGCAAGCCAGCAGAGCACCCAGTGCATCACCTGGTCGATGCTCACCCCCTCGTTTGAGCAGTTGCCACACAGGTGGCGCAGCAGCTCCAGCATCACCTCGACGTCGGCCTGTTCCGTTTCGTCGGGCTCCATGGCAAAGCCGTTGTAGAGGTTGATGCACTTCGTCAGGTCACAGGTCTCGGTGGGATCGAAAACCATGTCTTCCTGCATCACGGTGCGGCGCCGCTCCGATGCCTTCCACATCCGCACCATGTCGGCACCATGAGCGTGAGCCATGTTGCCGATCTTCATCGTCAGGCGCTTGACGCCATCCCACACCTGGTCTGTGCCGTAAATCAGCGCGAAATTCTCCAACAGGTAGTTGAACTTGCCCCAGTCAATAGTCGGCTCCGGCTTGCCCGGTTTGTGCTTGGCATCGGCCTTCTTTTTGGCATCGATTGCCCCCTCTCCCGAGACTTGTGCGCGCGCGCCCTTTTTGGGGGAGGGGGGAGGGGGGAGGGAGACGAGCGAAGACGAAGAAACAGCCAAAGACTGAGAAGACACAGCGCCGCCCTGCCCTCGCACCGCAGACTCGAAAGAGAGCACGTTGTCTGGCGGCGCTGACGCGCCGATGGCACCGATGGCAGTCCCCTCTGCGGGGGACTGCGGTGGCTGATCGACCGGAGCGCCCGGTAGCCCGCTATCCGGCGCGTCAGCCATATCGCCTCGCCATCGCCGTCACCACGCCGGACAGCTGCCGGCGCACCGCGTCCAGGCCCTCCCGCACGTGCAGGTCGTTGAAATCGGTGTCGCCCTTTTCGCGCGTGGCAGCCCGGAAGTGAGGCCAGAGGAAGTCGGCGTTGGCGACCAGCCGGGCGACGGCGCGGGCGGCGGTGCGGCCGGGGTTACTCAGCTCGCGCGTATCGCGGTCCCTGGTCTGCCAGTCGTCATCTGCGCAGATCAGGATGCGGTGCTGCGGGTAGCGGGCGGCCAGCAGAGGCACCACGTGCGCCAGGTTGCCGGCATCAAACGCCACAAACACCGCAAACTTGCCATCGACCGCCATGCGCAGGGACAAGCCCGTGGCGTAGCCCTCGCACACCAGCAGCAGCGTGCCCCACTCATCGTCCACCTCACCCAGGCGGGCCGCGCACCCTGGCTTGTCGAACCCGCGCAGATAGATCTTGGCGCCATCGGGGCGGATGAACTGCAGGCCCCGCAGCGCCTCGTGGCGTGGCAGGTCGTAGCGCAGCAGCGGCACCACCAGCGTGCCCGTGGGCAGGCGCACCACCGTATCGTCTTCATCCGGACGGCGCGCCGGCCAGCGCAGCACCATCGGCTGGTCGACAAACCGGCATGCCTCGGCCTGGACCTGTTTGAGGTCCAGGTAAGGGCTACCGCCCGTAGGCAACGCGCGGCGCCACAGGTCGATGGCCTCTGCCGCGGCATTGGCGATTTCCTCCTGCCGGGCACGGGCCGCAGCCTCGCGCTGCACTGCACGCTCGGCCGCCATGCGCGTTCTCTCGGCCTCAGACAGCGGCTGCCAGTCCACCGCCACCTTGCGGTAATCGCCACCATGCCGGTAGGTGCCGTAGCTGCCCGTCACATAGGCGCCGCCCGCGTCGGGCCGGAACAGGTACAGCCGGTACCAATCCTTGCCCTTGTCGCCGCACGTCACCCGCTTGGGTGTATCGAGTCGCAGCGGCACGTCCTTGTCGCGCAGCACAATCCCAAACTCCTCCATCTGGAGAAGCACTTGCTGGTAGTTGTCCATCAGCTGCCTGCGGGCACGCCGCGCAGGCGCTCCAGCCGGCCCACCATTAGCGATAGCCGGTCCATCGTCACGTCGATCTGCTGGGCCAGCACCATCGACTCTGCCTCGGCGTTGACCGGTACCGGCCGGCTGTAGCCCGCCTCGGCCATGAAGTATTCGGCCAGCCCGTGGAAACCCACCTGCCTCGCCATGCGCATGAGCAGTAGCACCTGCGAAGGACTCAGCCGCTCGGCGCGCTGGCCATTGAGGCAGTCGAGCAGATAGCGCGCGGCGTTGTCGGTTGTCTTGTCGGGCCAGAGCAAAGTGCCCACTTTCTTGGCACCGCCCAATGCCTTCACCGCATCGCGAGCAGCGTCCAGCTCATCTTCATATTGCGTCACGTCAGGCATGCGCATCACCTTGGGGGAAGGGGCGTTCCGAACGGTTCCGAATCATTCGGAACCGTTCGGAATGCCTTTTTTGGGCAAAAAAAAGAGACTGCAGTGCATGAGCACACGCACACAGTCCCCGCAAGAAAAAGCCGCCCGGCACGAACGCCCGGCGGAAGAGTTGCCGGCGAAGAACCCCCGCGAAGACCGGCAACTGCGAAACGGGCGGGCGCCCCAGGCCCCGCAACAATGGCGCTGTCTCACGGCCACCACCGCCACAGGAAAGGGCACCCATGGAAACCGAACGGATCGACCGACTGGAACAAGCTCTGACCACGGCGCTGGAGCGCCTTGCAGCGGTCGAGCAGGCTTTGGGCGTCATGGCCATGGCGCTCATGACCGAACTGCCGCCGACACAGCAGGCCGGCTTTGCGGAAACATTCGCCCGCATGGCGCAATTTGCGCAGCGGGGCGGGGAATTGGCATCGGAAACACTGCTCACCGAAATCCACCGCGCCGCCGTGATGGCTGCAGCACCTGGCGGGTAGCGCACCAGCGCGCCCAGCCCAGGGTCAGTGCCTGCATCTCTGCGCTGGCCGCCGGCAGCGCAGCAATCGCCTCACGTGCTGCAGCGGTAGCCGCACGGCGCGCGATGCGGGCCGAAGGCTTTTCAAGCAAGGGCGACAGCACAGGGCCAGTACCCACCAGCCGCCGCGTGATGCGCCGGGGCAGCGTGGATGCGCCGTGGGTGCAGATAACGCGCATGCCAGGCGCAGAGAACAAGCCGCGGGCATGTGTTGAACGGGTGAGCGCCATCTCAGCCACCCTCCCCGGCCGGAGCCATCATTACCGCAGCCAGCGGCTCGGCCGGTTCGCCATATCCAGCGACCAGCTCAGGCCAGATCTCCTGCCAGTCCTTTGGCCGCAGAACCTGCCGCGTGATCAATCCGCCCATCGCACGCTCAATCCGATAGCACTGATCGGCCGGAATACGGCGTTTGCCGTCACGCCAAAAGCACACCGCCTGGGTGGTGATGCCCAACGAACGGGCCAGCTTGCCAGGGCCGCCGAAGGTCTCCAACGCATCAGAAAAGGAGTTCATGCGTCGAATTCTACAACTGTAGAAAGACGTAGGTCTACAACTGTGTTTGTTCTTTTTTCAACATCTGTATAGCTTGCGGCTATGTCTCTAGGAACACAGATCAAAAAGTACCGTGATCTCCACGGCTGGACACTGGAAAAGCTGTCTGAACGGGCGTTGGTCGATGTCGGCACCATCAGCGCACTAGAAGTTCGGAAAAGCAAACGTTCAGAAAAGGCCTCTGCTATAGCCAAGGCGCTAGGACTCACCGTCGAGCAGCTGCTGGACGAAGAAAGCGACTACTCGTCACTGGCCGCAACGATGGTCGTCTCGGGCGAGGTGAAAGAGAGAGAAGCCGTCTACCGGCTCCACAACTCCCCATGGCCCTTCAAGCACATCTCCAACGACGAATGGGGCACGTTGAATGATCTAGAAAAGGGCATGGTCGAGGGATACGTCCGCCGAATCCTGGACGGTGACGGCTCGACACGAAAAGGGCCGAAGGACCCACAGCCAGAAGGCTACAGCGCTCGTCTTCACTTTCCCAAGCGGTAAGCCAATCGAGCGGCTGTAATTAATTTTCTACAGTTGTTGACACACATAATTCTACGTTTGTAGAATTCCTCCACGCCCACCCCGGGCGATTGGAGGCCCCATGTCATTCCCCACCGGCGATGCCCACGCCGCACAGTCAACGCGCAGCGCCCTAGACGCTCGCCTGCGCAGCCGCATTAAGCGCTTCAACAGCGCCACCCGCCCCACCTACACCGAGCACAACGCCGCCAAGCCCGCTGGCATCCTGGTCATCGATGCCACGCTGTCGGGCAACGGCCAGCCGGTGCGCAATCTCATCTGGGTGGGCATCAACGGCGTGCACGGCCGCTGGCTCAATGAGGGCCAGGCCCACGAGGTGAAGTGGGCGCTCTTACGCACGCTCAGCCTGCGCCAGGCGCGCATGCAGCGCGAACTTGACGGGTTGCGTGCATGAGCCGCGCCACCACATTCACTGCGGCCCAGGTAAACGCACTGGTCGAGCAAGCCCGCCAGGAAGCCGTCAAGGCCGCGGCCGAGATGCATGAGGAACTGCTGGCGCATCTGGAGCGGGTGCCGGCCAATGCGATCGTCCTACCGCTCCATCCCATGACCATGCACCTCGCGTCCGTGGCTTTTGGGGCTATTAATTTGGAGTCTCTGGACGGCAGCCACAGTGTGTGCATGTACCGCTACTACGGCGGAGCGCATGCAGGCTCTTGGTTAGCAGCGGAAAAAATCCAAATCGCAAATAGCCCCATCTGGGAGCGTTCGTGGGGAGCCATGCGCCCGGACGACTTCGGCACGCTATTCGAGGTGCGCCCATGAGTGCGCCAACCATCGTTATCCACGGACCGCAAGGCTCCGGCAAGACCCGCTATACCGAAGAATTTCGCCGGCACTACGGCTGCGCGCGAGTCTTCGAGTCCGACGTCGGCATGCAGCGGGCACGGTGCGGCGACCTGATTCTCACGAACGAGACGCCGCAGCAATCCTTCGGTGTCCAAGGGTTCCGGGTTGTCCATATCGATGACGCACTCCGCGCCATCGGGAGGCGCCGCCCATGAACGCTTACCGCATCACCGTCGCCGGCCTGCAGTACATCGCCATCGCCCCCAGCCAGGCCCAGGCCGCGCTGGACGCCGACCGCCTGCACCCCGGCGCATGGGCGGCCCAGGTCAAGCCGCTGCACCGCACAGGGGGCCGCCATGCGCGTTGACCTTCGCCCGCACCTCGATATCGACGGCCCGCACCTGTGCCGCCGCCGGCACCGCGTCGCCACGGCATGCCTGGGCTACGCGGTGGTCTTCGCCCTGCTGGCGCTGGCCGTGGTGGCCAGCATGGCCCAGCCCCTGCCGTTTTAAGGGGCCGTCATGCAACTGCACATCAAAGGCAAGGTGGCCCACGCCGAATGCCGATTCGGGGCCGGCGGCAAGCCCGTGGTCGTCGTCGAGATAGACGACGTGCCGACCGGCCAGAGCATCCGCGTCAGCCACCACTACCCCGACGCATCGCACGCCAGCGGCCACGCCGCCCGTGCCCTTGCGTCCCGTCTGCGCGGCCAAGTGGCCGAGCTGGACGCCATCAACCCACGTTTCAAGGCCAAGCGCATCGAGTGCGAGGCCGCGTTTATCCATGCCCCGGGCGCCATCACCCCCGGCGCCGACCGAAAGGACTTGTCGTGATCACAACCAATACCGGCCCCGAATTTTTCCTTAACCCTTCTGAGGTGGCACGCGCCGCAGAAATCCTGCAGCAGCAATGCCACGGCGCCTCGAAGGATGCGGGCTGGTGGGTCGATCCGCGCACTGGCCAACCTGTGCACTCCAACCCGATGTGTTTCGCCCAGAAGCTCTGCCTGGTGCACTCCGAACTGAGCGAGGCCATGGAGGGCGACCGCAAGGCGCTGCTCGACGACAAGCTGCCTCACCGCGAAATGCGCGAAGTAGAGCTGGCAGACGCGGTGATCCGCATATTCGATTTGGCCGGTGCCTATAACATAAACCTGGGCGGCGCCATCGCCGAGAAGATGGCCTACAACGCCCAGCGGCCAGACCACAAGCTGGAAGTTCGGCAGGCCACGGGCGGCAAGGTGTACTGACATGGCCACCATCACCCTGACCCTCACCGACACGCCCAACGGCGCGGTGGCCTTGCACAGCAGCTTCACCCCAGCCATCGGCGCAGCGCTGTCCCCCGCCCAGGCCCATGCGCTGGACCTGGTAAGCCGCACCCGCAAGCAGTGGGGCCTGCACATCGATGCGGCCCCCGGCACGATCACGATGGACGATATCCGCGCCCTGATCACACCGGCAGGCGGTGCCAAATGAGGGCCGCTGTCTGGAACCTGTTGGCCAAGATCATCGCCCTGCCGCCCGTGGCAGACCGGCTGATTGCTCGCGCCCAGCGCGCGCCGTACACCCACATCACCTCGGCCGATGGCAAGACCATCTACATGGGCCGCTGGTGGCTTTTTAACCCCTACGGGCGCGATGCAGACGACAACGCCACAGACGCCCGCTGGCGCTGGCTGCCCAGCATCCGCGTGCACCACATCATGCGGCCCGACCAAGACCGGGATCTGCATGACCACCCGTGGAACGCCCGCACGGTAGTACTGCATGGTTGGTACACAGAAGAGCGGCCATGGGGCGATCTGTCTGACCGCCGTGCAATGGCCGTCGATGGCCTGAGCGATGACCCAGATGGCGTGCTGCGCGGCCTATTCCACCGCCGTGCAGGCCACACCGGCCGCCTGCTGTTCGCCCAGTACCACCGCATCAGCCAGGTCTCGCCCGGCGGTGTGTGGACGTTGTTTTTTACATGGCGCCCTCGGGGCGAATGGGGATTTCTGGTCAACGGCAAAAAAGTGCCGTGGAAAACCTACCTGGCCGAGCGGGAGCAATCGCA